GCGGAGGACACGGTGGGCAACGTGCGGGTGGTGCGGTATACGGCGGCCACCAGCCGGGTGACGCTGCATCTGCGCGCCGGCGGAATGGGCGCGGCCTTCGGCAAATACGCGGAGCAGGAGGCGCTGGAGTGCGTGTGGCCGGCGGTGTTTTACGGGGATGTGGCGGTATCCGGTGCGCTGACGGTGAACGGACAGACAGTGGAGGCGATGCTGTTCCCGGTGGGCAGCGTGCGCCTGACAGACAGCCCTGCGGCGCCGGAGACACCGGCAGGTGCGGTATGGGAGAGCGTGGAGACAGGCATCGCCGGCGTGTATGGCTGGCGGCGCACGACATGACGAGGAGGAGAGAGGCATGGCATCGACGTATACGATGGTGGCATACGGTTCACAGGGCAGCGCGGTGCGGCAGCTGCAGAATGAATTGAACAAGCGGGGGTATAGTCTGGACCAGGATGGTATCTTCGGCAAGAAGACGAGAGCCGCGGTACGGGACTATCAGAAGAAGAACGGACTGACGATGGTGGACGGCATTGCCGGCGATGAGACGTGGGGGAGCCTGCTGTCCGCGCCTACGGCGGCGGAGCAGGCGGCGCAGGCCGCTGCGGCAGCAGAGGCGGCGGCACCCAGGGCGGAGGTCA